GATCATCGGTGATTTCACCCGTACTTGCATTGTAAACTAGTTTATTGCGATAACGAGAAACAACGCTTTGAACGTACTCTTCTGCCTTACCCTTTGGTAAGTTACCTACGTCGATGTAGAAAATACGTCTTTCGGGAGCTCGAGAAACACGATAGACAACCAAAGAATCTTCCATGAATCGCAACTGATTGATCAACTTAATTGCCTTATGGAGATAACCAATTGACTTGATACGAGAAGGATCAAAGAGACCAGAGTTGACTGCAATGATCGATTCTTTCTCCAACTTGATTCCTTGACCAGCCTTAATTTCCGTATTCGTTAGAATACCGTCAGCGTAAAGATAATATTCCGCAACTATTTTTTCATACTCAACTTGAGTCTTGGGATCTTGCACCCTTTTGACTTCTTTAACCTTACTGATCTTTGTGGGATCGATGTAGCGAAGTTCTACGATTCCTCGTTTTGGATTCTCTTTATCAACGATAATCTGAAAATAGACTCGACCATCAATATACCAGTTACGAAAAAGATCGTGACCATTATGATTGAATCGATAAAGTGTAAGAATCTTATTAAACTCATCGACAATCTGCTTCTTAATATTTTCTGGTTGATCTAGATCATCAAGTGAAATATCTACCGGAGAGGATTTATCAGCTGATGCAATCGCGCCATCAACGATATCTGTAATCGCTGTATCCGCTTCGGGTTGTGTAGCAACTTCACGATACTTTAAAATAAGATCGTGATCAGAGATCGTTGCCGAATCTCCAAGATCAATATACTGACCATAAAGACCACCAGAAAAAACCGTTGTTGCCGCAGAACCATCATCACTCGGTTTTGGAATCGGTGAAATGATTTCTTTCTTTACTTTCGGTGTAATCTTCTTACTTATCTCGTAGCCAAATATTTCCATAAATGTATTTATTCGCCCCGCAAGGATAGACTCACGGGGCGAATAGGTTTGAATTTCTTATTGATTAAGAAGTAGTGGCCCAATTACCACCCAATGATTCCCAATATTGATACGCTAGTTCAACACCGAACTCTTCAATCGCATCATTCGAATCGTAACTCAGATCAATCGCCGCAACATTTACAGGAAATGCTCCGCGAATCTGATATCGTTTTGTTACGTTTTCGGACTTATCAAGTTGCTCGATGAGCATATCTGCTTGATAGTCTGTTGGGTTCACCAATCCAAGATTAGCGTTATGCTCGTTCATACCGTTCATCCAACGTTCAAACGAATTCCGAACACTCATTACGGCGTCATTAAGAACCGTAATTGACCAGTTTTCGAACGTGCGATCTCCGGCAATCTTCAATTGACGCCCCCGAAAGGGAACGTCAATTTGAGCGATAACACTGGCGGGTAACTGAGCACCCTTGACCAAGAACTGTGTCAATTCACTGTCACCTCCAGCGTATGCCGGAAAGTTGACAGTTGCCTTGAACAGGTTGGGGCGAGCGCCTCCTCCAATAAGTTTTGATTTAAAATCGTCTACTCCTAGTGCCATGATAGTTTTCCTTTCTTTTAACTATTTATATTACTGTTGTCCAGCAATCTCAGAAAACTCAACACCAGTACGAGTGGCGATAAAGTTAAGTGTGATGAAGTTGATCGAACGAGCGGGCTTGATGTAAATATCAGCCACGAAACGATTCGAATCAATCACTTCTGCGGTATTGTTTGTTTCGTCACAAATAACGAGGAAGTCCGTAATACCACGACGACCCTTAACATCCCGTAGGAAAGGTTCTGTCATGTTGCGGAACATTGCTCGTGTGAACTCGTCATTCAATTCAAATAATTGATACTTGGAAGCAGTAGAGATTGCTTTTTCCAATACGATAAACAAACGGCGAACGTTGATACGATCAAAGGCACTTGGTTTACTCTGTGCAGTCTTATCACCGAAAAGGAGTGTTCCTTGGCCGGGGAAAGATACGAGAGGATTGATACGAGCCTTATAGAGTGTATTGCGATCAGCTTGAGTTGGGTTGTATCCAAGTTTCACAACTCCACGCAATTGACCACGATTGTATCCAGCAGGCGAGAACCAAGGTTCTGCGACATCATCAACGTTAGCAAGAAGACCTGCAAGGTGACCAGCCGAACCAATCCAACGATAAACATCGTTGTACTTGTCGTAAACGTACACTGCGGTGGATGAAAGAATTGCGTAAGAATTACTATCAATATTACTTGCCCATGCGATTGTATTTGCCAATGCCGTTGCCTGAGTAGACTGAGCAGCAGTTCCTCCCGTTCCAGTTGTTGGAGGAGAAAGAACAGCAACACAATCTTTACGAGACTTTGCAGTGTCTGCAACCAAATCAGTATTTCCAAGAGGAGAATTAAGAACATCTCCAACTGGAGCAATCAATATATTGACGTCAATTAATTCGGCATCTCCAAAAGCTGTTGCGTAATCACCAGCCAAATCATCTGTGCCAGGAACAGTTGTTGCATCAACACCACCAGTTAGGCTGTAGTTACCACCACTTACAGGAGAATCATCTCCGATATTAGCGGCAGTTGGCCAGATCCAAGCAGAAGAGGCTTCAAGAACGTTTTTGTAGTAATTAGAACTTCCATCTCCACCTTCTGAAGCTAATCTTTTCGAGGTTTCGGTAGAACTTAAATCAAGATAAGTTTCTAAAACAGTATTGGCGGTTCCGGTGATTTCTCCATCTTCATCGATAACTACGATGTGAAAATCATTTCCGGTTGGTTGATCAACAGCAGACTTTGCAACAGGATCTATAACACTAGTCCAATTGTTTGCCGTAACAACACAAACTTGTAGAGAATTTCCAAGAGCGCCAGGATAACGAGCAACAAAAAATGTCGTTTCTGGACTGTCAGCTCCAAGACTTGCCTCTTGATTCAGGTAATGGTTGGTGTTTTTAACATTTATTGTACTTGCACCAGCATTGTTTGCGTTCTTTGCCCCCGTTGCGGCTGTTCTATAAACGTTTAATGCGTTTCCGTATTGTAAAAAAGCGGAGGCTTGAAACCACTGCTTGTATGTATTGTCGTCTGGTTTACCAAAATTGGCAACCAACTCTTTTTCGGATCCAACACTAACAACTTCCTCAACGGGGCCCCATTTGAAGTGACCAACGATACCGCCTATCGAAGTTGATACTGCCGGGATCACGTTCGTCAAGTCAATCTCGTTGACATCGACGCCAGGTGATACTAAAAATCCCATGCGTTTTTCCTTTCAGTTATTTGAATTGAATGATAAGTATTAAGCATAACAAGGTGGTTTTTCATAAGACTATTTATAAATAGTAGGTTTTAGAGAGACTTCCAGGCCTTTTGTGCTTCAATCATTTGCTCGTATGCGGTATTTCCATAAGAAGTTCCGTCATCAATCACACCAAAGGGTGGAATATCATCCTCAATCTCTTGCATCTTTTGATTGAATAGGACATCCTTGAGATTGATATCGCTAATGTTTCCGAAGGCATCCGAAGAAACAAACCATGCAAAGAGAACAAGATTCATTACGAGATCATCGTGATTTCCCTGAGCTGCCTGAAAACTGGATCCTTTGACTTCAAATGACGCAAGTTCACGAATGGTTTCACCATCATGAATTTTTAACTTATTCAATTCGATCAAGTCTTTGAGGTTTGAGCATCCAATTCGTTTAACTTTCTTCGTCATTGTAACACCAATACCACCTCGTTTGATCGATGATTCTACAAAGGTGTTCTCATATTCGTATTCATAGTAGACTGTATTACAAACAACTTGGCCCGCATCATTATTCTCAATGAGAATCATCGCTTCGTTATACATCTTTGCGATCTTAATAATGATATCCGGAAAGATCAAAGGAGAGATCATATTGTCACGATATGTCGCAACCTGCTCAAACTCTCCATTGGTGATATCAATCACATTAAAAGTCGAGTAGTCTTGTCCTCTTCCTTTTGAAACATCGACCATCATCAAATAGTGATGACCTTCTTTTACATTGCGATAAATCTTTGTATCCTGATAGACTTGTTGAGGATTCTCGTTCTTTAAACCAAGAAGAGCATTTGAGGAGATTAGAGTATTCGAAGATCCAATTGCTTCGTTTCCGTACTCCTGTCGAAACTGTTCTTCGCTCGTATTGGCAATGGTTTGTCTTTTCCATTCCTCGTCTCGACCCGGCACATCCCACCAATCGACTCGAAAGGCTTGAAACTCATTTGTTCCCTGCATCGCACCTTCAAGTAATCGATAGAAGAGTGTACCAGTTCCGTTCTGAGTTGAGGTGATAATGACTTTACTTTCCTTACCAGATGAGATAACCGGATAGGTCGAAGTGTAAAAAGTATTTGCGTTCTCCACAAAGGCAAACTCGTCAAGAAAGAGAAGATTGACCGAGAGACCACGAATCGAACTACCAGATGTCGCAGCTGCAATGATTCGCGAGTTATTAGAAAACTCCAACGATCCTTTATTCAATGCCTTACAGCCGGGTTGAAGAAAGAACGGAAGATTTTCAAGTGCCAGTGTAACACGCGACAACATTTCACGAGCAGTCGAACCTTTATTTGCCAAAATCGCAATGGTCTTATCTGCGTTGAAGATCGCATACCAAAGAATGTAAAGCACACAAGAGATCGACTTACCGGATTGACGACAAGCCAAAACAAGATTGAAACGATTCTCGTTGAACTGTTTAAACATCTTACGCTGATAAGGATATGGCTTGAATGGTTGCAATCCTTTATCCAGAGTAATAACCTTTACGTAGTTTTCCGCAAAGTAGATCGGATCATTCATACACTTGATATACTCGTTGATCTGCTCTTGAGTATAATCCTGTGGAAGTCCGTCTCTTTTAACTAGCGCGTTACCAAGGTATCCGCCTGTTTCATTCATCATTATCACGGTTTTTCAAAAACTTCTGTAACTCGTTTGTTGAGCCTACAAAGATCGCATTATTTGTAGTAGCACCCTTTGTTTCTTCTTTGGATTGTGTGATTTCCTTACGTGTCTTTTGAAGTTTAACAAGATCCTGTGACATCTCGGATGCCTGTTTAATCATGTTCGAAAGAACTTCAAACGCTCGAGGATGTTCGGTTTCAGAAGCAAGTGCCATCATATTCTGAATGGCTTCGGAACTCATATCGATCAGTTCCTTCATCTTTTGCCGAGAATACTCGACATCATTCTCGGTGTCATTATTGATCTGTCCCTGATCAACGTTTGATTTGATCTTTTTTGGAACTACCGGAAGGTTTTTTTCTAAAGCAGCAACAATCTCATTTTTATCACGGTGAGGCATAATCAAAACCAAATGTTGTTGTTATATCCAATGGACTATCCAAACTATCGAATGGAGATCCATCGTCATCCGCCACGACTCGAACATTCTCTTCTCCGACCGGATTCGAGGTCTTAATCGTTGGACTATCGTCAGTATCCAATAACTTGCTGTAATAGTAAGTATCGACGATGCGAATGATTTTACCTTCGGATGTTGTTCCGGCAAATCGAACACGCATATCAAAGTCAAGCGTATAAATCAAAGTTCTTCGAGTCTCAAAAGATCCTTCGTACTCATCCGAAAAAGAAACACCAGTCAAAACAATCGGAACATCAGTTGAGGTGTCCGGCCCTTCCATGTTCTTTATCGCAATGGTGTATTCGGGTGTAAAGGAGGGAAGAATCTGTTCAAAGATCTGTAGAGCGTCGTCTTGGTTTGTCGCAAGGATGTTCAATTGTATTCCCAATTTATAGGGAACACTTTGCATTACGGTATTCTTTTTGACGCTGCTTCCATCAATCGGAAAGAATCTCTTATTCATTCGATTGAGTTTTGCGGTCGTATCATAGGAGATCGAAGTAATCTCAAACGCCATTCTTGGAAGTTTAATTGCAATATATCGATCTGTATCCGCATTGATGCGAGCAAGGAACTTTGCCTTTGGTCCATACGACAAAGGAACTCTTTCCATACTACCACCCTGTCGAACAATCTTTATGTTATTAAAGATCGTTCCAAAGACGGCAACTGCCTTCTTCATGGTCTGATTGTAAAAGTATTGTCCGTTGAGCATCTTAAGTCGTTATGTTGATTTCGCCGAAGGGATTGGTTTCCGTAAAATCGATAAAATTGTTTCCAATCGTTTCAAAGTCTACGTTCTGTGCGTCGGAATCGTTATCATCAATTGTAGTGAATCCATCAATTGAGGTGATTGCATAAGAGGCACCTGACTCTGCTCCCACAAGATTTCCAACACTTCCGCTGGTTATTGAGAACTGAGTTGTGCTTCGTTCCGGTGAGTCAAAGGATGTGGTAATGCTCGAAACAACAACATAACCCGATCCATCTGCCGGAGAATCACTGTCTGCCGCAACTTCGGCTGTGATAACTGTTTGTGGACTCTTATCTCCAAGACCCTGAGTAACATCTTCTCCAATGTTGTACGTACCCGATCCAGCACCCAAGGTGAGTTTCGTTCTAGTTGCAAACTCAGTTTCAAACTTATCAATCTCATCGACACCGGTGTCAATTGCCTGATTATTGTACTCAAAGAGTTCACACGTAAGTTTAAATGTCGGAACATTTTGTAATTGATAGAACGGTGCTTCGTCTTCAACAAAGGTGATCTCAAAGAGACGGCTCACAGTTGGAAAGAAGATAAGATCTCCTTCTTTGGGTCGAAGAGCGGCTTCATCGTCGGTTTGAAATCTTCCAATGAGATCCTGCCAACGTCGATCCGAAATAATGAGATTCATTTGATCTCGTATTTCGACACCAAACTTACTTAAGAGATTACCATCGCCCGCAAATCCATCAATATTCTCGAGATACGCTTCAATCATAAACGCATCACCGAACTCCGACAATGCATCCTCGTTGAAGATTGCGTTTGTGTTGACTATCTTACGAGGAATATAGTATACGTCATGTCCATAGATTCTCAAAGACTCTATGATCAGATCTTCGTAGAGACGCTTTTCGGCTGTAATGCCGTGACTGAAGTATACGTTACGAGGCATATTATCCTACAAAGAAGTGTGGAGGAGCTTCATATCTTAACTGCATCTGTTCCTCGATCTTTTCGATCTCGGTGTTTGCGTCGTCAAAGATCTGTCTTCCATTGAAAGTCACTCCGCCCGGAAGTTGCATACCTTCGAACTTAATGAGATTGAGTCCCCACTGTTTCTTAAAGAGAACGGTTGTGTACTTTTTGAGAAACATGTCATTCCACACATCGGTGTATGTATCGGGGTCGATAGCTTCGTATCCATCAAAAATCACATATTGACCAACATCCAAATCCTTCAGAACATTGGCATGGAAATTTACACGATTCTTATGACGAGAATACTCGATCATCTCGTACATTCCATTGATATTACGATCCACAAGAGACATATATTGTTTTGTCATCTCATAGTTCATAATTCCACCATAAGGTCCACCAAGATCAAAGATGTCGTTAAAGTGAATT